ACAGTTCCGTCGCTAGGATCTGTGCTCTTCATTGTAATGTTATTGAAGAGCGTACCAAACGCCACAATGTTCTTGCGAACAATCTGATTGTAAAAATGTGAACCTAACATTAGATACTACCTGTAAAATTACCAAACTCACCAAATGGATTTGTCTCAGACCAATCCACTATGTTATCAGCATCATTTTCAATTGCTCTGTTTTGATCGTATGTGCTGCTCGTATTATTTAGAGTGTCAAATGTCTCAGGAGACCACTTAGCACCAGAAGTTAGACCAGTAATTACTTCAGCAGTAGTGAAGGTTCCTGTTCTGTTGATGACTTCGAGAGCTCTGGTTGTGCTGTCCCAAGACTTGACTTCTGCCCTGTTGTCTTTGGGTGAATAATCAATTGTGATAGTAGGGTTAGAAGTATAACCTGACCCACCGCTAGTGATAGTAATACCATTAACGATGCCTGTGCTACTAACCGTAGCAGTTGCTGTCGCACCTGTACCACCTCCTCCAGAAATAGTTACGGACGGTGGTGTAGCAACTTTATAGTGTGCTCCACCATCTGTAATAGTTATACCTGAAACAGCATCACCTGTAATAGTTGACGTTGCTTTTGCTAGGAATTCATCACCTACAACTTCTTCACCTACAGTAAAGTCACCAGTGCCACCAGGATCCATGAAGAGTTTGATAGCATTGTCGAAGAGTTGTTCTACTGCATCAATCTCTGCAACACCTGTATCGAAGTCGTCCTGACCGACTTCATAGATCTCAGCAGTGATAGCGAAGAATTGGATCTTACCAAACTGATAGAATGGTTCTTCTTTACCTACAAATTTAATTTCGTAGATATCTTTTGTTAGTGGGAAGTACAGTAGGTCACCTTCATTAGGTCTGCTCTCTACTGTTAGAGTAGGACTATGCTCTGCTACTTCTTGTTCCCAGCGTCTCGTGGATACACGAAACACAATTTCATCTGTAATTCTTAAACCAAACTTGGAGATGAACTCAGCATTGTCACCAAAACCCATGACGTTCTGCAATAGCATTTCAATCTGGAATTGTTCTTGATACTTTGAGTATCTGACTTCATCCAGTGTGCTATCTTGTAGAACTATCCTAGGGATATAGTATATGTCTGTACCAAACAGTTTGATTTGCTCATCCACAAGATCCTGAACGAGACCTTGTTCGCCACTGTGACCTGCGTAGTAAGTTGGAAAGTAAGGACTGGTAGGCATTTTATCCGATCATATCCATTGGTGGGATTGCATACTTGCTGAGAACTTCGCTTTCGATTTTCTCAATTTCTGCTAGTGCGTCTGTGTAGATCTCTCTACCGTTGAGAGTAACACCGCCAGGTAACTGAACGTTGTTATACTTGATCAAGTTCTGACCCCACTGCTTCTTCATGAGAGCAGTAGCATATTTTTTAACAAAGGGATCATTGTTCATCTCTGTTGCATCTGTAGGATCAAGCATACGATGACACTCAATCAGGATGTTAGATCCATTCTTGAGGAAATCTTTGTCAAGATCCATGTAAAGACGATCGCGACGCGCTGTAAATCTGAACTGCTGGAATGAACCATTGTTCAGAACCATATCCAGAGTTTCTAGATATTGCTTGGTCATATAATAGTTGAGAATATCAAGTGACCCGAATGCATACAAATCATTCAAGAACAACTGATACTCAACGCCAAAAAGATTTGAACGGATTGAATTGCTGACAAGACCAAATACTTTACTGATACCAGTAACATGAGATGGAATTGGAATATAATTTGTTGTTTCTTTCCAATCAGTTGTGCCAGTTGTAGTTGTTACACTAGCAGCAAACCTTGTCTTATCATCAGCAGTGATTTCGTGGAATAGATAGCATCTCTCCATGCCGTTATAACAGTTCTCTTGGAAGAACTGAAACGTGTCGTCGATAACGTTATTGACCTGCTCGTCATCAATATTTACTTGCAAGACAGGTTCTCCAAGTTGCCTCTTACAATATGTGATGAGTTCAGCTCTTGAATTTGGAGATGCCATTACACACAAAAAATCCCTTCATACCTATTTAGGAAGAAGGGATTTAGTATTTATTCAGTTGGTGGAGTAGGTTCACCCTCAGGTGCTGCTCCTTCTCCTTCCAGTAGTCCCAGTGTTTCTAGACCACCAGTTAGTTTAATTTTATATTCTTTTGCTTTTGTGAGGTTTTCCTCTAGTTCTTTGATTTGCTTATCAGTAGTAGCGATTTGCTCCTCAAAGTTTGCCTTCAGGGTTGCGGGATCCATAGTTTTGAATGATGTAGTATGATGTAATTATATCAGAACTCGAAGAGTTCAGATGGTTGAAAAACTTCTTTGAGTGTAATTGGATAGTGATGATCTGCTGGAGGAGTTGGCCAGTTTACAGATGTTCTATCAATTCTCTTATAGTCGTCGTCGCGGAACCTGATATCTTCCCAGTTTGTTTGCTGTGGCAGATCTCTCAGTGCCTGCATGTAATCCTTCCAATCTTGTGGAAGTTCTTCACCAGTACCCATTGCCTTGATTACACGCCAGTTGCACATATCAAGTTCTTTATCACGCTCTCTTCTAAGAAGACGCATTGGTTCTTCCTTAGATCTTTCGATGCACCAAGCTTCAAGATCTGCTTCATTAGGACGTGGAGAAGGATCGTCCCAATGTAGGATTTGCTTATCATCCTTGTCCATTTCTACCTGCCACATTTTGCCAGGATGCATTACCTGCAAAGCATGTGACCAGTCATAGTGCATTACTAGTGCCATTGATCAATAACTCCTTTATTGTTTCTATTTATTAGCGAGTAATTTCCATTGCTGTCATGACAGTACAACCGTTTTCATAACTGTCGCTACCACCACCACGAGATACGCATCTATTTAGGTAGAAGGTATAACCAGAAGTATTGGTTGTTCCTACGGCAAGAGAGTACGTGTTTTCCACACCTGCTTCAGTTTCCGTATCAAATGCATTAATATACCAGTTTGACATTGTAGAAGATTGGTTTCTATCATACCAACCGTTTACATAGACACCCCATCTAGATGTTGTTTGAGTTGTACTCTTCCACAGAGTACCATTCTTATAAATTCTAAATCCAACGTCTTGGTGAACCTCTCCACTACACATCCATTTCAGTACGATCATGGAACCGTCAAACTTGGGTGTGATAGAAATAGCAGTCTGGGACATCTCATTCTGTCCATTGTTGGGAGCAGAAAATGTTGTCCTAGTGTCAGTTCTTGCTACTTGCATTTGAACTGGTGATCCTTTAATACCACCAAAAGCACTAGTGGAAAGACCCAATGCAGTGCCAGATGCTAAACTGATTTGACTACCCGTTCTTGGGGTAATTTTCATTACTCTTAAAGTGCTCATGGTGCGATCTCCATTACATATCCTGTTGATACCATATTTTCGTAAGCATTTTGTCCGATACGTGAATCGGTTCTGTTAATCCAGAATGTTCTATTACCAGTATTAGATGATCTAGTACCAACCGTATAACCAATTGTAGAACCTACTGGGAAAGTGGAGTTACTTGGTGAACTGTCATACCAAACACCACTCATGTTATATGGCGTACTATTGTTATCACGGTCATACCAACCATGATTTACACCACTCCACCTGTTGGCTCCAGCATCTGTGTTGTAACCAATCAAAGACCATCCACCACCATTAACTCTTCTATGAATGGTAAGACCATGGTCATGTGAAGTGCATTCCCCGTTGATCATGAATACTACGTGGAACGAAGATCCAGCAACCTTTCTCTGAATTTCGATCTCCATCTGTGGGATTGTAATGAAAGCGTTGTTAGGACATGAGGTTCCTGTTCTACCGTCATACTCTACATATGCAAAGTTAACAACAGAACCAGGCAGGATCAAACTACCATCACTACCGAAGTCTAGCTGAGTTCCATCTGCAATCTGCAGTGTCCCATTATCTGACTGAATTGTATCTACGATGATTTCCATTATTCCTCTATTTCGTACATGATAATGCTAGAGACACCGCATTCATAACTATTTTGACCATTACTAGATCCACATCTATTAATATAGTTACCATTCTGACCAGTGTTTCCATTCCTAGCAACAATCCTATATGTATTATTGCTGGTATTTCCTGGTTTATAATATACCATAATGTATGTTTCACCAGGAGTAGATGAATTATTATCTGCTCCATCATATGCAGCGCAAGTCAAACCAGACCAGCGGTTTGCACCTTCATCATCGTTGTAAGAATCGTATGCTGCATTGGTAATTTTATTACCATTAACAGTATATCTAAAAACTGTGTTGTGGTGAACATCACCCATAACACGTGCTTCCATAATCACCAATGAATTTGAAAATTTGCATTGAAAATCAATGTTCATATTAGGCACATTAGCAGATACACTACCAGTGTTACTACTTGGATTAGTCCACGAAGTTCTGGTGTGAATTAATTTATGCTTCATCTGAACAATTCTACCAGGATATGAAATACTGGTGGTATCATTAATAGTGAGACCACCAACCAATTCCAAGTTCCCTGTAGGACTTTCCAGTTTTCTTACAATGATTTTACTCATCTTATCAAGTCTTGGTATACTTCTTATTTATTAGACTACCGCCCATGCTCCACCGTTAGAAATGGTAACGGTGACGCCATTGTTAATTTCAATTGGACCAGCAGACATACAACGATCAGAAGATGCAACAGTTACATTCTCAGTTACCTGAGCTCTGTTTCTCTTGAATACGCCGTATCTATCGATGTATTGCTTATCACCATTGACTTTCAGTGTATTGGTAACTTGTCCACCAGACTGAGAGTTGCCTTGGATATCAAGATTTGCTCCGTTGATGTATACTCTGTTGGTAGAAGATGTACCAACATATAGAGTTCCATCTAGTTCAGAGTTACCAGCAACCTTGAAGGAACCATTTTCAGAACCATATGTACCAACCTGTAGGGTGTAGGTTGGGTTTTGCTGTGCAATACCAACCTTAGATAGTCTGTAGATATCAAGTTGGTTAGTTGCTTCAGTCCATCTGGATGTGACAAACTCACCGTTGTTCTGGAATAGAGTACCATTGAAGTTGACATCACCGTTGATATTCAGAGTGTAAGTTCTTGCGGTATTGTCTTCTGGATCATTACCACCGAACTGGTTAGTTGCAATTGCAACTCTCTGGTCATCGCGGATGAGTAGAGCAGGAGTGCTGTCATAAGCATCTCCGCCATTTGCTGTACTTCTGCTGATTTCAAAACAACGATCATGACTAATTTGGTTACCAATTCTGAAGTTTCTTCTAGTAGAAGAACCTAGGAAATGAATTGGAGCACCACCATTTCCAGATGCTTGCTTAAGTCTAAGAGTTCCATTGACACGACCATCACCTTGAACATCGAGAGGATATCCAGGCGTGTTTGTTTGAACACCAAGTCTGTTGGTGACATTCATCGTACCAGGAGACGATGCAGAACCAACCTTGAACATCAAGGAAGATTCCGTGCTATCCAAGAAGAAGTAGTTGGCAAAGCTGGTGCCAGATACAGATCCATCAGAGTGCTTGTAAACTAGGAAACCTTTCTGTCCGAAAGATCCACCAGCGTGATCGCTGAATGATATTCTTGCACCACCAGTTGCATCATCAGAACCAAGAGATCCGTTGCCTCCATTTGTAATTGCATAGATACCGAGACCATCATCACCACGAAGTTCTAGTTGATAATCAGGTTCGGTGCCTGCGTTAATACCAACCTTATCAGCAGATACATCGACGAACAATGTATCACTATCAACTGCAAGATCATTGGTTAGAGTTGTTGTTCCAGTAATAGCAGCATTACCAGAGACATTCAAGTTAGAACCAGCACCAGTGATGTTCAGCGTACCAGTCATGCTGTCGCCAGCCTTAAGTACGTTGAGTGATGCAGCACCAGTTAGAGATGCTGTAATCGTAGAAGCAGAGAAGTTGCCAGATGCATCACGAATAACAGCGGTGTTAGCAATGTTAGCGGAGTTAAACTGTACGTTACCTTCGTTCCAGATCTTCTGACCTAGAATTGTCATCGCATCAGCGTTAGCAACCTGTACGTTCAGAGCACCAGAACCGTCAGTTCCAGTACCACCTGTTGCAACCATTGCAACGTTGAAGTTTGCTGCCAATACAGAACTGTTGAAGAAAATACCAGGAGAAGATGCAACACCATCTTTTCTACCTAGATTTAGTTTTGCGGTTCCGCTATCACTCTCAAGTTCTGCAATTGTGCTAGTGTTGCTATCTTCTAGACTAAAGGAATCGAAGTTAACTCTGTTGCTTGCAGTACCAATTTGAACTGCACTGGCAACAGTAGTCAAGTTACCAGAAATCAGACGACCAACCAGGATAGTATAATCTTCTGTGTTATCATTAGTATCATCGTTAATGATGATATTGTTTAGAACAAAGTCACCAGCAGCCTGAGACTGATCATCATAGAATTTAACAGTGCTACTTGGAGTAAATGGTGTGGTGTTTAGAATAGCACCAGAGATGTAGACTGTTAGAACTAGATCTCCATTGTATGATTTGACTGATAGATTATCTCTAAAACCAGTGCTCTCAATAAATCTTGGTAGTCTTCTTTCAGAGAGAGTACCATATCTCATATTGAGAGCATTTTGATACCAACCACCTTCTCTGCTATCCAATCTGTCAGCGTCTAGACCAGAGAATGCACCATGATTAAGTGATGTCCAGACCTTCTGCCAAGTACCCCAGGTAGTAACCGCAGTACCAGAACCACGGAGCCACATGTTGTCATTGTCTGTGAATGCAAGTTGTCTCGCACCACCGTAAGTAGCGTCAAAGTCAACACCACCATTTCTTAGGGTCATTACTAGGTGACGTGTGCCACCGTCAAATAGACCGTCTGCTTGGTTGTTAATGGTGTTGGAGACAATACCATCAACGAAGTTATTTGGTGTTGGAGAAGAAACTGGGTTGTTAGTACCAGTGATCAGTCTCAAGGTGTTGGTAGAAGAACCAACGATATTGATGTTGTAACTACCAGCAAGACGATCAGATGGTAGAGTACCAGCGTTTTGATTACCTGAATTCAGGTAGAATGCACCTTGTACACCGTCGAGTAGGTCAGCGTCAAGACCACTGTCTGCACCAGTCTTCAGTTCGATAGAACCATTGCCCTCTTGACCAATGTTGAACTGAGATTTTTTGTATCTAGCAACACCAATCGTACCATAGTCATCAGCAGAAATGGTTAGATCAGATGCTCTCTGAACGTCGAGAGAGACGTTTGCATACTGTCTATTAACAGTAGAAACTTTTGCTTCTAGAACAAGACCAGAACCACCACCAATTACTCCAGGAGCAACTGTGATTGTAAAGTCTGCACTATATCCACTACCACCATCAGTAACAGTTACATCAGTTACTTGGTTGCCAGCAACAATAACATTTGCTTTTAGACCAGTACCAGATCCACCAGTTAGAGGAACATCGAAGTATTGACCATTTGTAAATCCAGAACCACCAACAGAGATGATAACGTCATCAACGAAGTTACCTTGAGTGAAGGATGATTCAAAGATCATTGGAGATTCGCCACGCTCGAACTCAATGATCGTTCCAGTTGGAATTGTGCTAGTTAGTGGATTATTGAGTGAGATAGTGGTTAGACCACCAACAGTTACAACACCTGTGATATTTGTATTTGCTTGAATACCAACAACAGTAGGTTGAACTTCATGTCCGACAAGTACATCAGAGTTGGTTGTGAATACCAACTGAGAAGAACCAGAACTTGCAGAACTATAAAGTTGAGCGAAGTACCTTGTTTCAGAACCTTTGATAGACTGAACTGCGAGTGCGAATGAACTGTCACCTCTTAAGAAGGTGAAGGAGTTTGCAGCGCCACTATTTGCAAGTCTGTCTGTGTTGATAGTACCTGATGTAATATCTGTTGCAGCAATCTGGTTAGAAGATAGAGATACCCAGTTATTGCTATTATCAGCAGATGTGTTAACAACACGGTTGATATTAACCGTTACTGCAGGTACATCACTGCTGTCGATAGTATCAGTATCTTCGATAGCAATGTTGTTAACAATGTCACCATATAGTCTGCTCTCAATCAAGCAGTTACCTGTTGCTTGAGTACCAGATCCAGCAGGAGCAGAGAAGGTAACGGTAGGAGCAGAAGTGTATCCCAAACCACCCTTATAACCATTGAAAGCGATGATTGTTACAGTAACAACCTCACCATTAGCAATGGTACATTCCGCAGCTGCTGCAACAGCACCTAGACCAGGAGATCCACCAGAGAAACTGACAGTTGGTGGTTGAGTATATCCAGAACCACCATCAGTAATATTGATTTGATAAACAACACCAGTTCTATACTCGGTTGCCTGAATACGACCACCAGATACACTACCAGTGAAGATATCATTTAGAGTAAATTGGATTGTTGGATCAGGAGCAAATCCTAGGAACAAACTATCCAAATCATTGTTTAGAATGAAGGAAGATTGGATATCCTGTTGGATCGCAATATCACCAGCAAGTGCGCCTTCGATAGCAAGTCTCTCTGCCTGATCAGCAACAGTGAAGACTTGGAACGGACGTAGAGCAGGGATCTGATCAAGAGAGATCTTACCACTATCAGTAAGTTCAACCAGTGCTCTAGGAACTGCGTTCGTGGAGTATGGTTTGTTGATGTAAGGTCCAAGGTTGTTAGTGATGAAGTCCTTAACCGCCTTCTGGGTTGGGATCTTACTGTCAGAAGAGTTAGCGCCACCCAGTGTGTTGGATGCGTCGAAACCAGTAACAACAACGTCGCCACCCTTCAGTTTCAAGAATTCAACTTCAGAGATGGTAACAGTACCAGTAAAGGTAATAGCACCAGTTCTGTTTTCGATCTTAGCGAATGTACCAACCTTGAAGTCACCTAGTTCGTCAGTACCAGAGACATAAACACGACCATAAAGTTCAGATACTTGTTCGTTTGCCTCAACCTTAGTACCACCGTTTTCAGGTAGTGCTAGGTAATTAGTACCAGAACCTGCGAATTCCCAAGTGTGGGAAGAGGAGTTAACAATAGATGGTCTGTGTAGTTTAATAGTCTTGCCTTGTAGAGCAGACGTAGAAACTGCATTTCCAGTTGATAGATCTGTGAGATCCATAGGATCTCCAGTGCCATTATCAAATGTAAGTTGTGCAGCGAAAGGAGGACCAACAGTAACACCAGTGATTGCATCAATGAAGTATTCAATGTCTTCGTTGGTGTTTCTATATCCATCAATCTTAGCAATGTAGTGCTCAAGAGGTTCTCTACCAAGACCACTAACTGTTAGAATAGTTCTACCAGTTGGTGTAGAAGAAACATTGGTGATGGTTGCTTGGTCAAAGCTGTAGCATTCTTCTCTATATCCATTTGCTCTAAGTGCAAACTGACCGAAGTTAGTAGCAGAGTTGGTAATAGATGCATAACCACCACTTTCACAGAAGACACCATCAGCACAGAAGATAACGAAGACCGAAACCAACTGGGTGTAACCATCGTTGATAACCTTATAACCTGTACCACCAAAGGAGACGATCGTGAATGCCGCAGCAACCATCGACTTACCTTGGTTCGGGAACGATGCTGTTCCGTCTAGTTCTAGACCAGGGAAAGGACAGTTAGGTTGCTTGACCTTAGAACCATCAATTAGAGCACCGCCACCACCTAGGAAGGAGATAACAGAAGCGTTCTGAGTGTATGGTGATGCCTCAATAATTGGATAATCATCAAAGTCACCACGAATAGCAACTCTCTGATTATTTTGATCATAAGCAAAACTATCAGGATATGTTCTAATCTCAGTGGTATCGAATAGAGTACCGTAGTTGTAAGTTGTAGATCCAGGTTCTGTACCATTTGTAGGATCAGTAGCATACTGAAGGATGCTGTCAAGCAGATCCATTTCAGTATCAATGGTAGCAGCAACGTTTGCACATGCAGGAGCACCACCAATGGATGCATATGCTGCAACTGAATTGTCGTCAGTACGCTTGAATGTATGTGCAGATTGTGGAAGATGCTTGACTGAGTTTGCTAGAGAACCTTGGTATACATGAGCAGACTGTGGTTCATGCTTGATTGCATTAGCAGTAGCACTCACAAAGGTGTGAGCAGAAGTATCTGAAGATGTACCAACTTGGAGTGTGAAGGTTCCATCTTGACGCTTGACACTACCAGCAGCAGCGGAAACAAATGTATGTGCAGATGTATCTCTAGCAATTGGGAGACCAGTAATCTTGAAAGTATCAGTGGTTACATCAGAGATAGCAAACCATCTACCACTTGCATATTCGTAATTACGTGGATATGTATGCTGAGTTGCATTGTTGTCTAAGGTGCAAGTAAATGTCAGAGCACCATCGTCAATCTTGATATAATCACCATTAGACCATCCATGACCTGCTAGAGTAAAGGTGATCTCTCCTAGAGCAGGATCGTAATCCGCATCAGTGATAGTATGAGATGTAGAACCAACACTTTGGATAGCAATAGACTTACCAGCAAATGGATCCTGTCCAGGACGTGGATATGTCTTAGGATCGCTAGGATCAGTTAGGCAAGTGAATGTAAAGGAGTTGTCTTCTAGAACAACACCACGTCCAACACCCAAACCATGCTGTCCAACTGTGACTTCCATGATACCAGTTGTTGGATCATAGGTAGCACCTGTTGGTGTGAAATACTTGTTAGGACCAGACTTACCTACGTTCAGAGTAATTGTCGTATCTGTTCTAGATACGATTGGCATAGATCTTCCAGAGTATGGATCAATACCAGAACGAGGATAAGACTTGACTGCATCAAAGTTATCCATTGCACAGGTGAAGCTCAATGCACCGTCAGATAGAACGATACCCTCGCCAACACCTAGATTATGTGTACCAATTGTGATGTCCAGCAAACCAGTTGCAGGATCATATGATGCATTAGTTGGTGTAAATTGCTGATCAGCAGCAGATGCACCAACGTTTACTGTAATAGTATTTGTTGTAGTTCCAGTGATAGCAAGAGTATTGCCATATGCTGGTTGTCCAACCGCAGGTAGATAATGCTCAGACCTGTTGCTGTCCATTGCACAGGTGAATACAAACGATTCTGGTGCAAGTCTTAGTGCTTCGTTTGTAGACAATCCATGAGCAGTTGCTGTAGTGATTGTGAAATCACCGTTTGCAGGGTTGTATGTTGCGTCAGTTGGAGTGATTAGTTGTAGAGGAGCAGAACCAGGATCTACTAGGATGTTCCAATCAACAAACTTAGGAATGTCAGATGTTGTATCTACAGTGTCATAAATGATGATTGTTCCATCAGTCTTTGCACTTACAAAAGAGTGAGCAGACTGTGCTGTTCCGCCAGTTGGAACTGTGCAAGTTACTGTAGTGCTACCACCAGCAGTATTTACGTTTGTGATAGCATAGTCTTTACCGAAGTTAGAATCAAATCTTTCTGGAGATGCGTGACTACCGCCACCATTGTCAGTACAACTGAAGGTTAGAGCACCTTCGGTAAATGCAATTCTGTCATTGGTAGTAGGTGCGCCCTGAGTTGGAGTTGGGAACGTTACAGTTACCGTACCATTTGCAGGATCATATGTTGCAGTAGTTGGTGTTAGGTCAATGTAGTTACCCGTTGTCCAGTTACGCATTGCAGCGGTTGCATAACGTGCAACTTGAGTAAATGCATATCTTGTAGCACCAATCTCGCCAGCAGGAATACCAGTTAGTGCAGCACCACTGTAGTATGCTTCTGCTTGTGTTAGAATACCAGCGTTACCACCAAGTGCCAAGTCTCTTGTTAGACCCTTGAGGATGTAACAAATATCTCTACGACACTTTCTCTCATCAATATTGTTTAGACCTAGAGAAGGATATGCTGCGACAGCATCCTTGTATGCCTGATCCGCAATAAGATCTTTGTTTCTTGCAATCAAGTATGCAGCATCTAGATATGTTCCAGATGTGTTATTTGCAACAACATCAATAAACAAGTATGTCAGTGTATTGATTGCACTTTCTACGTTTGCACAAGCAACACCAGTTTGTGGATCTGGAGCAGTAGAAGTAATTACACTATCGTCAAAGTATCTGGTAATTTGAGAATACTCTGGAGTGTAAATTGGTTCGGTAGGAATTCTAGTTCCAGTTCTCCAGTTACACATTGCGAAGACTGCTAGTTCTCTAGCATATTCCATCGCACGAACGGTTTGAATGATCTCGTTATCTACAAGACCAATCTTTGCACCAACAATATACTTCTCACCTGCTTCAATAATGTTGTGGTTAGATCCAAATTCTAGGTCTCTAGTTAGAGCATTCAAGAAGTGAACAATATCTTGACGACATTGATCGTCGTCTACTGGAATACTAAAACTTGGATATAGTTTCTGACCGTTGGAACATTCTACCAGAATGTTATCTAGTCTTACTGTTTCATCTTCTACAGCAGGAATTGCAATAGCTGTAGTAATGGTTGCTACACCAGTTACGACGTTATCATATTCAAAGTTAGTGATGTTATATGCAATACCACCATATGTTACTGTACCACCACTTACATAAGTATGCTCGAAAGTGGATGCACCAAGGTATATCTTGAAAGTTTTTGCAGCACTGTCTAGATCATAGACAGAATAGTAATACTTAGCAAACTCTGCATTTACTTTTCCTACAACTTCATCAGCAATGAAGTCTCTGTTGTTACGGATGAAAGTAACAGCATCCTGGTATCTTCTATCAACAGGAGAAGAAATTGGGAATTTGTTTGGAGAGTTGAGTAGCGATAGAGTAACAGTCTTTGTATAAGACTTTGCTACTGCAAACTGACCTGGGTCATAGTTAGCATTCGTTAAAGAAGGTGCCTTCTTTGGAATAACAAATCTTCTAGAACGACCATCAGCATCTTCAATAACTTTATAAATTCTCTGCTTACCCATCAAGAATGATAGGTCAGGAGAAACAGTAGAAAGACCAGTGATTTCAATCTCTTGACCTTCTTTAAAGTTGTGAGTGTTTTGTCTACCAACTAGTTCGTTGGTGTAGAATACAATACCACCAAGATCTTCTGCGTTACCAAACTGTGCATTTTGGAAACCACCAGTAGCAACTGATGCTTGACCTTGCTGTGAGAAGTCAATTCTTACAATAGGTACAGTTGTAGTAACATCTTCATCAACAGATACAACTTCACCTTCTGCTCTGATCGACTTAAGATCGGTACTGTCAAATGTGAACTCAGTAACAGATGATGAGTAAATGTTATATGATGTTCCAGATCCATTTTCTGGAATTTCTGGACTATTCAGAATTGGTACAAGTACAACATCCCAATAAGTAGGAGAGTTATCACTATTGATAGATGCAACTTCGTAGAAACCAATAGAAACACCACCAGTAGTTGCGATTTCAATTTTTGTGCCAGGTGGAATTTCAGTTAGAGGACTTTGATACGCTCTAATTGTATTAGCATCTGTAGAACCAGTAACCTGAGACGCACCATTACCAACATCACCACCAATATCAGAACCTCTAGAAGCAGAAGTGATATATCTAAATTGTTCACCAGCAACGAAAGAACCACTGGATAGTCTTACATCAATAGTACCACTAATGTATGCACTAGCACCAGTAGTCTCAGCAAATACTACATCAACAATATTTGCTCTAGCACCAGTGTTAACACCAACAACTGTTAGACCACTAACAAGTCCTTGTAAACCTGTGTTCTGTTGGAATGTAACACGGAACTGTTCTGGTCCAAAGATTTGATGACCAATTGGGAATGTAGTTCCGAAATCACCATTAGCATCATAGTCAACTTGGATTTGCTGTTTGTCGTCAAAGACCATAGCAAAGTCCCAAGTGGAAACTGCGTCTCCATTGGAATCAATCTTATCTCTGTAGGTAACACCAGTAACGTAGTTCTTATCACCGAACTTAAAGATGTGCTTACCTGGGTTATTAGGTCTGATAATTACCAGACGAAGGTTGTCACCAACAACAGATGCATCAGGTGGTAGCGAGATTGGGTTATCTTCTACATAATCACCACCAGAGACAATCAGTGTTTCTTTAACACCAGGAGTTGCCCACGCTAACTGCGCTGCTTTCTTAATCGTTCTAACTGGGTTAACTGCCGAACGACCATCGTTCAAGTCAGAACCAATCTGAGACGAAACATAAATTCTACCACCAACGTCATTCGTTGCTAGGTTTAGAACATATTCTGTGGTTGCAATCTTATCAGATCTATCACCTAGTAGTGGTGTAATAGATCTTGGGAATACACCAGAATCTCCAGTATCGTTATATCTGAATGCATTTGGATCTTCTACTCTGAAACCAATATGCTTAAAGTTAACCTCTCCATTGAGGACTACGCCATCTTTATGTTCAGGAGCAGTGTCACCTGTTTGTCCGCTGTTTAGCGCCTGATACATGTTGTTACCGAAATAACGGTAACTATCTTTTTGAAGAATAACGTTTGAAGACCACGGAATACCCGTGTTATTCGCATATGTTTTGAGGTTTGGACCTCTAAAGTTTGCGTCTGGAGTAACAAAGTTGTCAATATCCAGGTTTAGAATTCTCGCCGTGTCGGAAATAATCGACGTAGAGGTTCTAATAGCACCGTTAATATCAAGTTCAAAGTCAACCGTGTCAAGAACTGCAGTACCTTCTGCACCACTACCATTACCACCAGTAATTGTAACTAGTGGTGCTGAGCTATATCCACTACCAGGATCATTAACTGCAATACTTACAACTCTGCCATTGAAAATAAAAGCAGATGCTAGTGCTTGTGTGCCACCAACTAATTGTGGTGGTCCAACCGTTACAGAAGGTGGTGTAGTATAACCAGTACCACCTGTGACAACATCAATGTTGTTGATCCTTTCGCCCGTTCTGTTAATACCAACACGGGGCAAATTTGTAGCACCGTCTAGTTGAGTTCGTAGAACTTCTCGTTCATCCGCACCCGCGCCGCTACGAATTGTGAATTCATTTTCACCGATAAAAGCGGGTTTTCCACCCTTGATAAACTCTTTATCGGAATTAATCTGAAAACTCATGGTGTTCCCGTGCCCTTGACTTTTTTCCTATCTTATATTTAGCATCAAGCCCAGTCGATACTTATAACTTGAGTTTGTGCAATCCACTTAATTGTGTTGGTTGTACCTGCTCTGGTAGTATTATAGCTAAATGTGTTTGTACCGCCAAGAGGATCGATATTCCAAGTTTGTCCATTGGGAATATCATCTTTGATAACAGTAGACATCGTTGATAGCAGTGATGTTGCTCCAGATGCATTACAGAACAATGCTGTTTCCAATTTAGCATTGTAAATCTGACCGAGAGGATTTACTGCAATAATATTTCCAGTGATAAAATTAATTGTGTTGTTACCAATATCAATCAACGTACCATTATTGTCCAACTGAAGGACAGCGGTGTTAATACCCCTTAATATGTACTGTGTACAAGAGCTATCGGTAAACGATGAATTTTTAAGTTCAAAGCTGTTAAAATCTTTTCCGTTTCGCAACTCATCGACAACCGTAGTTTTATCGATAGAAAAACCACCAACGGAATCAAAATTTTCTATTGTAGTTGCCATTTTTACTTCTTAGTTACGTGGGAAACAAATGTGAATGTAACAGTGTTGGTATCAGGAACATCTGTACTTAGAACAGTATTAATCCTTACCTCATTTGTAGCGGGAACATACTCAACAGTAGCATCAAATAGTTTGATACCTGTTCTGAGGTTACCATATTCTGTATGATACACATCAGTGCCATCGTCAGTCATAGCGAATTCAATGAATTCTCTATCTCCGCTGTTGGTATTTATTGCACAGACTGTTGTCTTAGCAGCACATGATGTTGTGCTGGAGTAAATAACAGAATTTCCTTGATCTGTTGTTCCTTTGACTAGACTATAATCTTGAGATCTAATAATACAATCTTCCAGTTCAACAGTCTTAAGATCATTCTTAAGTAGAGTTAGTCCTGTGAAATTACCTCCACCAAATCCAGTGTTAAATCCAACATCACCATCACTAGTAAGTCTGATAACTGGATCAATTGTAATACCAGCAGAGATACCAATATCAAACTTTGCTTTACTTGAATGTAGGAAAGTAGTATCTGCTACAGTATTGTCAAGAGTAGTTGCAGCACTATCAATTGTGAGTAGAGAAGCGGTAACTTCTAATTCATCAGATGTTACTGATCTGATAGTATCAACGCTGTAGAAATCCAATGCCTGCGTTGTGAGCTGCATTGTGTTGTTGCCATCATTATAGAAGAACAGAACGTTCTCATTGGCACCAGGAGCAGTCTCGGGAATAATGTAGGTATTTTGATCAACGTCTTTGACACCACCAAGAGAACCCCAGTTATTTCCATCATATCCCTCAAACTGACTATCAGTTGAGTTAAATCTAATAGCACCTTGTGCTTCAGCACCTCTATCACTAGTACCACCAACAGGTAGAACAAGAGTAGATGTTGCATCAATTTCAACTCTCTTTCCAGCGTTAGGTCTGATAAGTAAATCGTTAACGTCTGTAGAGATTACATTGTTGCTCATACGGAGTTCACCGTTGACAACAAAATCTGTAAGACCTAGAGGATCAATTCTAAATTCAGATGTTTCTTCAACAGTGATTGCATCTACTGCTGTGTATACCCAACGTAGAGTTGCAGATCCGTTGGTAAAGTTATTTCCAGAAGTATCTCCTGGTTCAGAACCAGAAGTTGCGGTAACACCTGCTACCATTACTTCATAGATGTCATTCTTCCACTTGAGATATGCACCTACTAGTACAGGTGTATTAGCAGTCCAAGGAACATATGCTGGTGCAGCAACGTTATTGGAACGCATCTTCTTAACGTTCTGGAACTCCATGTGGAATGGAGAGAACTTCATTGTATTAACAGCGTTGTTGTAGAACCACAACGTGTTATCGTTTGCACCAACAGTTTGTTCTGCTAGGATATATGTGTTACCGTCTAGGTCACGAACACCACCCAAGGAAGACCAGGACTGGTTAGCACCACTGTAACCCTCATATTGATTAGTCTCAGTGTTGAAACGAATAGCACCATTACCATCAGTTGCAACAGGGAAGTTGGGTCTTGCTGCACTATCACCTGAAGGAATAATAATAGATGTTGCAGCATCAACTCTTACGTTTTGACTTGTCGATGCATCAGGAGTAAGAGTTAGTTCTTCACCATTAATAGAAGAAATAACATTTTCAGAAATTCTTGTCTTCTCATTAACTTCAATCAGAGAAGTTGTCTTGATATAACCAGTGCTATCTAGATTACCATCAGTATCAATGGTAATATCATCATTAATCGCAAGGTCAGTGCCACCAAGAGTTAGACTACCAGTAGCGGTGATAGTTAGGTTTGGTGCGGTTGCAAGAGTTGCAATTTGCGATGCATTAATATTGCTGCCATTAATAGTTGTTGCTGTAAGAGCACCAGCAGCAGCAAGAGTAACATTTGTTGCGTTAATCGTAGTGCTCGTTAGAGTTGGAATAGTAACAAGATCAGTTGCAACATCAGTCTCAATCAAATTTAATGTTTGTACTGAAGTTACGGAAATAGAAGCACCAGAACCAAATACTCTTGGGTTATTTGGATCGATAGTGATAACTGCTTCATTATTATCTTCGCCGCCCATATCAGGGTGGATCGTACAATAATAGTAAAGAGGAGATGCTGTAGTTTCTGTTACTTTGAATTCTGCAGAGTTACCTGTTCTCGTAACACCCTGTGTATATTCAGTACCACCAAAGTTTAGAATGGCACTACCAGCAGCAGTTGGTGCTGCACTAAGTTGAACAGAGGATGAGTTAGGAACTGCAATGACTGTGGTTCCTGCAGGAATTGCATCAGTTCCGCTTTGATAGAGAACTTGCATTCCAACCTGAATTCCAGTAGAACTAGAAACAGCAAGAATTGTATTACCAGAAGATAGAGTTGCTGTTACATTCTCCACCAAACTTGGAGAGAAAGAACCGTCTCTAAATTCACTTAGAGCAAATACATGACTTCCTTCATAATTGAAGACATATGTGTTACCAACATATAGTGTTAGGTTTGGAATATAAACTCCATCTAACAAGAATTTGAGATTACTTTCTGCAGCAGTTAGAGTTAGTGGATTTGTACTGTTATCAGTTCTCAGTACCTGACCTGCTGAGAAGTTATCATTAGCAGCAATAACACCAGTAATTTGAGATCCATCATCTAGAATTTCATAGATGATTTGATCTGTGCCAGCATCACTTACCTGCGATGCTGTAATAGTTGTGGTTCCAGATGTTCCAGGTACGTTTGCAGTGAGATTATCATTTGCAGTGTATCCATAACCTCCAGATGTAAAGCTAATTGCAGATACCTCACCTTGGTCATCGATGTCTACATCAGCAACAGCGCCAGATCCAGTACCACCAGAAAAAGAAACTCCATTTACTGTTCCTTCTGTTCCTCCAGTGCCTGCTGTTGTGACATCAGCAGCTTCAATAGCACCACCATAAGTTCTGATCGTATTCGATGTTGTGAAAGAACCCAATGGTGCTGTGAATGATAATTTAGCACCATCAATAGATGTTACCGCATATACAATATCTTGTACCAGATCTGCAGGATCAATTCCAAGAGTGTCACCTTCAAAGTAACCAACACCACCATT